TTGTATCGCCGTCTGGTCTGCCTTTGATTTGCGGGGCAAGGGCGACAAAGCGGGAGCGTCGTCCTTGCCCACAAAGCATAGGACAGATTACGACCATTGGTCTACAGCCTGTATTTGCGAGGGTTAAAGACATAGCCATCGCCAGGGCTGAAACTATTTTTATTTATTAGAAACAAATAGTTATCTGACTGGGGCGCAGACATCTGGTCAAGCCCGCAGATTGCTAGCCGTAACAGAGTCCACTGTACAGTACAGTAGAGCGGCAGCATTAAACAGTCTGCGGGTCATTTATGACCCCAGAGTGTTTAATAGTCTTTTCAACCTGTAGTAGTATCAGCAATAAAAATATTTCTGTACAACAGTGCCCCTGCTACAGTCCTGCTAATACTGCTCTGACCAGCACTTTTACTATTGTGATGTAACTCACAGAATGCAAAGCATTCGGAATGGCTGTTTGAACGGGTTAATACTATATAGAGAGTATTTACTATTACAGTAGCAAGTCTCTTAAAAGACTTGCGTTACAGACTGTATCTACTGTCTGTTACAACTGACTGTAAAACAGACTATTGCAGATGGGTAAATACTGCCCAAACCTGTCTCTTTGGCTCAACGGATAGAGCGTCGGTTTACGAAGCCGAAGGCTGGAGGTTCAAATCCTTCAAGGGACACTATAGATAGGACAGTTAATTGACTTTTCAAAAGGGGTCTAATAACCCAAAAAGCGGGGCATTAGCCGAGGCAAAGGCTAAAGTTTTGGCCTTGGTAGCAGAGGGTATGTCGCCTAAAAAGGCGATGGAACAGTTGGGCAAAAAGCCCGATACCATCCGAATCTGGATGCTACGAGATAAAGAGTTTGCCGCAGATTTAGAGCAGGCTTTGCAGGATGCAAAGTCAAACTCAATTAAGGCGCTAGGTATCGCAAAGGAGGAAATTACTTTTCCTCAGTTTAGCGAGATGTTCCTAGACCAACGGGTGTTTCCACACCACATGGACTGGGTAGACCTCCTAGAGGATAGGGTTCCGTCCTGGCTCCACGATAATATGATTTATGAGCCTGGGGATAAAACCCGCCTCCTGATTAACGTACCACCAGAGCACGCCAAAAGTACGGTCATAACCGTCAACTACTCAACTTATCGTATCGCCCTCAACCCTAACATCCGCATCATTGTGGTTAGTAAGACGTTGAACAAAGCACGCGAGTTCGTGTACGCAATCAAGCAAAGACTATCCCACCCACGCTGGACTAAGTTGCAGACAACTTTTGGTCCCGAAGGGGGCTGGAAAGAAGACTCAGATACTTGGCGAGTTGACACCGTTTATCTTGGGGGCGATGCGAGAAACTCGAGCGAAAAGGACCCTACCCTTCAGGCATTGGGTATGGGTGGACAGATTTACGGTGCCCGTGCTGACCTAATTATCCTAGATGACTGCATCACAACCGCTAACGCTCATGAGTATGAGAAGCAAATTGACTGGCTACAGAAGGAAGTTATTACCCGTTTGGGTAAGAACGGTAAGTTATTAATCGTTGGGACGAGAATTGCCGCACAGGATTTCTATAAAGAGTTGCGTGACCCGAAGTATTGGTCGGGCGGTAAGTGTCCTTTTACGTACATGGGCATGCCTGCTGTTCTGGAGTATAGTGAAAAGCCAGATGATTGGGTTACTCTTTGGCCGAAGTCAGACTTACCATGGGACGGGGATGAAGACACCCCAGACCCAGACGGACTCTACCCAAAGTGGGACGGACACGCACTTGCCAAAAGACGCGGAGAAGTAACCCCTACTACTTGGGCATTGGTTTACCAGCAGGAGGATGTCGCAGAAGATTCCATCTTCCCACCCGCGCTGGTTCAAGCCTGTATCAAAGGAACACGTAAGCGTGGTATCTTGAAACCAGGCGCGGTGGGACATCCGACTCAGGTTGAGGGATACACCATCATAGGCTTTGACCCTGCTATGGCAGGTAACGCTGCTTTTGTTGCTATTACCTACAACAGGTCAGATTCTAAAATATACGTTTTAGACTGTATAAACATGAGCGACCCAACTCCACAGAAGATTCGTAACACAATCGAAGAGTTGGTTCTAAAGTACAAGCCACAAGAGTTTCGAGTTGAGATTAACGCTCACCAGAAAGCCTACTCTCTGGATGATGATTTGCGTCAATGGCTATCTTCCTATGGAGTACGCCTTGAAGCGCACCATACCAACAAGAACAAGTGGGATACAAACTTTGGTGTTGCATCTATGTCAACGTTATTTGGAACCATGCGAGACAACAAGTTCCAAAATAACAACACTATCGAACTAGCATCAACTGACGCATCAGAGGGTATGAAAGCCTTGGTGCAACAGTTAATTACTTGGAAGCCAAATACCCGTGGCAAGACCGACTGCGTTATGGCGCTGTGGTTTGCGGTTATTCGTGCTAGAGAGTTTATGCAACAAACTTCTTACATGAAGCGATACACCGAAAACCGCTGGGCAACAAGAGCACAGATGAACAGACGTGTGTCAGTTAATTTAGATGAAGCCTTTGCAGAGCAATGGGCTGAGAACTACGGATAAGGATAATAATGTTATCAATCGAACAGGTTGCAGCGAGAGTTGACTCTCTTAAGCACCGCTCCGCAGAACGCGATGGTCGTCACCAAGACGTGCTATCTGTTCGCAAGGGAAACATTTCTGAAGTTTATCCAGAGTTTTTTCCAGAAGGTGTAGACGCAAACGTAGTTGCAAACTTTATTGACATTGTTGCCCGTGACCTATCAGAGGTGATGGCACCATTGCCAGCAGTTAACTGCTCTGCTGTTAACGCTGCAAAAGACCAGGCTCGTAAGTTTGCAGATACCCGCACACGTATTGCTAGCAATTATTTTTTCCATTCAGATTTACAAGTACAGATGTATACAGGCGCAGACTGGTACATCACATTTGGTTTCGTCCCATTCATTATTGAGTTGGACGATGAAGCAGGTATACCGCGTATTCGCATAGAAAGTCCTATCGGGGCTTACCCAGAGTTTGACCGCTATGGACGCTGTATTGCCTTTGCTAAGCGTTACTCACTATCACTTGGAGAATTGGTTAGCCAGTTCCCTGAGTTTGAATACCAACTGTTGGGCCGTGATGGTTACGACCAGAACCTCAACACACAGATGGATATCATCCGTTACTACGACAAGGACCAATCAGTAATTTTTGTTCCTTCACGTAATAACTTAATCTTGTCACAGGCTAGAAACCCTATTGGCAAGATGATGGTAGTAGTAGCACGCCGTCCTTCTGTAGACGGCGAAATGCGTGGACAGTTTGATGATGTTCTTGGCATTCAGTTGCTTCGCAATCGTTTTGCATTACTTGCAATGGAAGCAGCAGAGAAGTCAGTTCAATCACCAATCGTAGTTCCAGGCGATGTACAGGAGTTTGAGTTTGGTGGGGATGCGGTTATCCGCACTAACTCACCAGCAGGAGTGCGCCGAGTCGAACTCCCAATTCCAGCAGGTGCATTTACAGAACAGCAAGTTTTACAACAAGAACTTCGTACAGGTACACGTTATCCAGAATCTCGTACTGGAAACCTAGACGCATCAATTATCACGGGACAGGGTGTTCAGGCACTCATGGGTGGTTTTGATACTCAGGTTAAATCAGCGCAGGCTATCTTTGCCTCTGCACTAAAGAATGTTATTTCTCTTTGTTTTGAAGTTGATGAGAAGTTCTATAACTTCCAGAAGACTATTCGTGGCGTAGATGCTGGAGCACCATACGCTGTTGACTACTTACCATCAAAGAACATTAAGGGTGACTACTCAGCAGATGTTCGTTATGGAATGTTGGCTGGTCTTAACCCAGCGCAGGGTCTTATTTTTATGTTGCAGGCCCTTGGTGGCAAGTTGATTTCAAAGGACCTCGCTCAACGCGAACTTCCATTTGGAATTAACGTAACTCAAGAACAAGAGAAGATTGAAGTAGAAGAAATGCGTAACGCATTAGTATCTTCACTACAAGCAAGTGCACAAGCAATTCCACAGTTAATTGCTTCAGGCGGGGACCCAACTACTATCGTTAAGCAGATTGCAGAAGTTATTACACTTCGTCAGTCTGGTAAGTCTATTGAAGACGCTATTAACGAAGTATTCGCACCAGAAGAATTACCTGCTGCTGGTGCACCTACGGTTGAGCAACCGTCCCCTGCTCCCGCCGCGCCAGCAGCAGGCGCTCCTCAAGCACCAGCATCACTTCAATCTTTATTCTCTAGCCTAAGTGCTAGTGGCAGAGCAAGTGGTGGAGCAAGAACTGTAACGCGACAATAATCTAAGGAGGGGACATGACGACTCTTGTAGCAATTCAAGGTAATGGTTGGGCAGCAGTTGGTTGTGATTCCCGTTCATCTGGTGATGATGGTCGTCTTATGCAACTTGCTACTCATAAGATTATTGAAAATAACGGTATTTTAATTGCAGGCTCAGGGGCAAGCCGTGGCTCAAACATTCTACAGTTTGGCTGGAAAGCACCTAAGCCACGTGCTACAGATGACTTAGATGTATTCATGACGCAGACATTTATCCCACAAATGCGTAAAGTATTTATGGATTCTGGTTATGACATGAAAGAGGACGGGGATGCAGCAGCACATGATTCACAATTTCTTGTTGTCGTTCGTGGAGTTATTTATCCTGTCTTTGAAGATTATTCTTGGGACCGCGACACTCGCGGTATTTACTGTTCTGGCTCTGGCGCTGATATTGCTTTGGGTGCCATTGAGGCTTTTGCTGGAAGTAGAAAATCATTTACGCCAAAAGTGGCAGAACTAGATATTCGTATGGCAATTAACATTGCATCTCGCTGGGACATTCATACTGCTGAGCCAGTCGTAGTGAAAATACAGCACGCAAAATGAGCAAAGAGTTTAGAGACAAAATAGAAGAAGCGCTAAAAATCCTTGTAGATGAGGATGAGAAGGGGACTAACTACATCTGCACTAACTGGTTATTAATAACCGAATGGGCAGACTACGAAGGGTCCCGCTATTTACACACAGAAGTTAGTGAAGCCATGACTCCATGGAATGCCTATGGCATGATGAAGATGGCTCAAGAATATAACAGCGAAGTGCTAGGCACTAAGGCTGAAGTTATTGATGATATGGAAGAGGATGAAGAGTGACAACAGCACCAGAAAATCGTGGCGGTTATCGTAAACCATCTAACCCAGCACCAGCATCAGGACCTGGCGCTCTTGCACAGCGCACAGATGGCGGGCCAACACAAGCAGCAACTTACATTCCAGGTCTTCCATACGGCCAAGGTCAGCAAACATACAATAATCAAACATCAGCACCTATGGCTGGTACTCCTTATGATGCTTTGCCTATGCAGCCAGTATCTTTAGATGCACCAACACAATATCCAGATGAGCCAGGAACTGCAGGTATTGACCGTGGTCCTGGAGGCGGTTCAGAACTTCTTGCTGGAATGCCAAAGTTAAGACCCAACCCAATGGACACACTCAAGAAAGTAAATCTCTTTGATGATTCTGGAGAAGCAGAATTAATCTTAATGAACTTCTTCAATAGTTAGGAAACTAAATGCGCGTTTTAAAACCTATAGTCGCAGAAGCATCTCCTAACCTTTATTCAGCGGCTACGCGAGCAAATCTTTTGCCTGAAGAGCAGAACCAACTAGAACAAATGAGTTGGGCTGTTAAGAAAAATAAAGAACTTACTCGCATGAACTCAGCAGATGCACGTAAGGCATTTGAAGGTTTAGACCCAGACGCGCAAGAGGGCTTAAAGTTTTTCTTTGGAGATGCAGACTATATGCAGGCACCACCAGATTTTGGTGACCGCGCTATTGGTGCATTGAAGTTTACCGCCAAGACAATTACTAGCCCTTTGATTGCAGTGTTTAAAGTTGCTGGTGCATACAACCGTGCGATTAATACACCATACTTGGTGAGCCGTCAGGTAGCACAGGGTGAGAATATCTTTAGTGCTAACGTCTGGTCTGATGCTTGGAACGGCACAGATGTCTACGATAATGGTGCTTTAAAAGAAGCAACAGACCGTTTTGGTAAAGCAAACATATACATTGCAAAGGGATTGTTAGCAGGTAAGCGCCCAGGAGAAATCCTTGAGTCCTATGGGGAACTAACTCCAGAGATTGCTAAAGCCTTTGAAGAGGCGTTTAACGAGCCAGAAAAGTTTAGGCAAGTTCTAGATGCAACTAAGTATGCTCAGGTTTCTTTAGGACGTGACGTTGCACGTATGCTAGACACCAAGCCACCAAAGAATGGTGCGCTTGCTGGTGACTACATTGACGGAACTACCAAGAACATTTCTGGTGTTATTGACTTTATCTACCAAATAGCAATTGACCCACTAACGTGGATTACTGGTGGAACAAGCAAGGCTGCAACCCGTGGTACACAGTTAGCAGAGATGGTAACTAACGCTGCTCAGTCAGGAAATGTTGGCTATGGAGTAGCACGTGTCTTTAAAGACAAGGGTGTTATTCAACTATGGGACAAGCAACTAGGACCAGCCATTGAAAAGTTGGCCAATGCAGAGACTGTTGCAGAGCGTGCAAGTATTCGTCGTTCAATTGGCAAACTAGCACCTGGTTACAATAGCGATGACGCTATTGTTTTTCTTGAGAAGAATAAAGTTTTTGATGCTGAGTCTGCTGAAAAGATTTTTAGCGATGCAGAAAACACATACTTGCTTTTGTCAGGTCGTGTAGATGGTATTACCTATCGCCGCAACGGTATTGCCGTTGCTCGTAACAATCGCCGCTTGAGTGATGGGTTTAACAACTACCTTGACTCTGTGTTTAACAAAACAGTATCTAAGCAGAGCATGGAAGAGTTTAACGCCAAGGGCGAAGAAGCATTTAAGATTCTTGTTAAGTCTGGTGAAAACTCAGACAAAGCATTTAATCCAAATATTACAGACCTATTTAAGATTGAAGATGACATCAAAGGTCTGAAGCGTTTTGCGCTTAAGGCTGGTCGTCTTGCTGCTCGTAACCCAGCAGGTCAACAGATTCTTATTGGTGATGAAGCGGTCAAGACTATTGATACTGTAAGACTTGTTGCACGACAGGTTGTTAACAGAGACATGGCAGATTTTATTGCCCAGAAGTTTTTACAGTCATCTGAAGATGAGCAGGTTGTTATTGTTCGTAATTTGTATGCCGCTGTAATGCAGCGTGCAGGTCTTGCAGGAGACCCAAATGGCGAGAAGTTAATGCACGATATTCTTAAGAGAACTCTTAATGAGCGTGCTGGCTTTACAACCACAGTTAAGACTGAAATTGATGACGCTTTTTCTGGCGTAATGAGCAAGAATGCTGTTAAGTTTGAGAATGAAACACCATTGCTTGCAGGTTCTTCTGCAATTCAGCCTTCTCAGTTAGCAGGAGCCATTGCTCCGCTACCTTATGAGCAGATTGCTATTGAGGCAAACTCAATTCGTTCTAAAAAGAACCTTATAACTGCAGCAATGGGTACACCAAACAGCAAACTTGCTAAAGACTTTGTGGATTTTTGGTCTATCTTTACATTGTTCCCACGTCTAGGTGTGCGTTCAGCCATTGATGAAGGCTTTATGTATGCTTTAACAGCGCCTACACGTAATCTTCTTGATTATGCTAAGGGTACTGGGCGTAAATTAAACAAGTCTGGTATTGCATATACAGCATCTCGGTCCTCACAGGGACCAATTGCTGAACTACTTAGCAAAACATTTAAAAAAGACCCAGCAGATTTACTTGGCATTGAAGCACGCAATGAAATTATTGAGTCAATTGCTAAGCGTGAAGGTGTTTCTATTGCAGAGGTCAGCCACCTTAAGATTAATCAGGAGATTGCAGATAGAGCATCTATCTTTATTCGTAATCTAGACCCCGCTGAGCGTGACTACTGGACACAGGCTATGGTCTACCATCCAGATTTGCTCAACTCAATGGCACAGTCTGTTGCTGCACGTACATCTCTTGGCGGAAAACTAGACCAAGAGATTGTTGCTGAACAGTTAAACATCAGTAAGTTGACTGAGGCATTAAACATAGTTGGTAAAGAAGCAACTGGTAAGCGTTTCCAGTTTGGTAAGTACCAAGAGATTGAAATTGATAAACTTCGTGCAGCAGATGACAACTTTGTTACCCTTGCTCACTACGATAACTGGTATATCCGCTTTGCTACTCCACGCCAGCATGGCAAGTTAGAGTTGCCAGGACCATACCGCGTATCTCCAGCAGTTGCTTTCTTTGCAAACAATGGACTAGAAACTCCAGATGATTTGGTACGTGCAGTAGACGGAATGATGGAACGTCTTGGCATGGCTAAGGACAATGACTTCTGGAAAGTATCAGACCAGGCACAGCCAGCGTTAAAGAAGTTCCTTTCATACTTTGGTGACACTGTTTACTGGCGACAAAAGGGTCTTGGAGACGAAGACATTGCTCGCATCTACTTTGAGCGTATGTTGATGGATATGCGTGATAACTTCCACGGTGGTCCACGTCTATACAACAAAGATTTAATTGATGCTGTTAAGACAAACTACGAAAAGTTGTTGATTACTCAGGATGAAACTGGTCGTGCTATTAACGACAAGTGGATGAAGGCAGCAAACCAGATTGATATTAATCAGTTTGCTGATTTAACAAAGGGTTTCCAGCCAACAGGTTATATTAATACCCGTGTTGAGTTTCCAGATTTTACAGATGTAGAGACAGCATGGAAGCGTGCTGGTAACGGCATGATGGAACTAATGGACCGTCAGGTTAACGGTATCCTTCGTAGCCCTGTTGTTGGTGTTTCATACCTGCATCTTCGCAAAAAGTATGCTGGTCTTGAGCGTGAGTATGCAGATAACATTATTGCAAATGCTAAGCGTAATAATCCTGATAGTTATTCATTGCCATGGCAGGTGCAGCAACTAGAGCGCCGTGCTACCGAAATGGCAGAGAAGAAGTTCACTGAACTTGCTATGGATGAAGCAGCAGATACAGTATTAAAGTTTGCTGATAACCCAGGAATCCGCTCTAACTTTGCCGTATCTGTTCGCACAGTTGGTCGTTTCTATCGTGCAACTGAGGACTTTTATCGCCGTATTTACCGCCTCAAGGATGTATCACCACAGGTTCTATACCGTATGCGCCTAGCGCATCTTGGCTTAAATGCTAGCGGTATGTTCTATGAGGACAGCGAAGGTGCTCCATACATCATGATGCCTATGGATAACATTATCTTTAAGGCAACAGATACAACTATCCGTACCCTTACAGGCAATACAGATAGCGAATACAAGCAACCTTTGTTCAATGACTTTACTATGAAGTTAACTTTGGCTAACCCTTCTTTCTCACCAGATGCAGGTTTGCCTACATTCTCTGGTCCTATTGCAGCATTAAGCGCTATTGGTATCCGCAATTTGCTAGGAACTGTTGATAGCCCTGCTATTCAAAAGGTTGGACAAGAGATTGACAACATGGCCCTTGGCCCAATTGGAGACAATATTGATATTGCTAGAGCGATTATCCCGTCTTCTCTTCTCAAGATTTACCAAACCTTACCCGTCAACGAAAAGTCCCGACAGGAAGTAACAGCAGCACAGCAGGCAATTGCATACAATGCTGCTAATGGTAACTATCTAGAGCCTAATGCAACAGATGAAGAGAAGTATAAGTACCTAAAGAACATCCGTATTTCTGCACATAACGTGATGGTTATGCGTTCAGTACTGGGTCTTATCTCACCAGTTGCTCCAACTATGCAGGAGTCAAAGGGTGTTCCTTCTTACCTTCTAGATGTTGGTATCACAGGACTACGCAATGAGTTCTGGGATATCTATGAATCAATCTACAAGAAGTATGGGGATGATGTTCAAGACCCATACGAGCAGGCACTAGTTATCTTTACTGGTAAGTATCCAGGAAAGATTGCTTACACAGTAGCCCGTGATACTAAGCAGACTAAGGTTCTTATCTCTAAGACTAA